TCATCGGTTACTAAATCCGTTAAATCCTTAAAACTATAACCTTTTTCATCACCATCAACGATTGAAAAGTATTCATCAATGTAATTTATTGCTGCATAATATTCCTTGTCATCTACATGTCCATTAATAGATTTGTAGAAAGATTTTCCTGTGAGTTTGTGAATTAATTCAGAATAAATATCCTCTACACTTCCTGTTTCTGGAGAATAAATCAATGATTTTTTTCCAAACTTAATTGCTTGGTTAATTACAATTTCAAAACAAAATTCTGATTTTCCATGATGCGGAGGAGCAAGTATAAATGTGAATGAACCTTGTTTTAGGCTGTAAAGACTATCCAATTTTTTAAAGCCAGTATTTTCTCCTCTGGGTATTCCAATTTCCCTTAACTCGTCTAAACTCTGCTGAATGTGTGTGTATTTCTTTATCATTTTAGTTTGCTGCTACCATTGAGTACGATTTAGTGCTTTGTTTAACTGGTGCATTTAAAAACTTTTCAATTTTGTCCTGCCTTAAAATAAATTCAGGAGTTAAATACTTAAAATTTGTTTCGATATGATAATCGTCTTTATGTGCGTTTTCAATTGCTGTAAGTATATCAGATTTGCTGTAATCTTTCAATCTTGATTTTAAAGCAGTTTTAACTTTTTGCGTGGCCTTAAAATTTCTTTTAGTAAAAAAATTAAACCAATCAATAAATTTCTGAAAATCAATAGCCAATGTGTCAACATTGGTATATATATCTTTATTTATTACATTACCATTTACATTTACATTTACAGTTGAATGTGTTGAAGTTTGTTGAACAGAATCAACACTTGTTGAATTTGTTAAGATTTGTTGGTTTTCTTTTGCTAATCTTTTTGATTCTGCGCTTGCTTTTCCTGCACTTGAACGCTTTACTTTTATGTTTTCCCAATGCCTTAAATCACGCTTTAATTGCTGTTTAATAGGTTCAAATGCTATATCAATTACTAAGCTATCTATGATTGGATTTTCATCGTTAACGTATGATAAAATAGTTTTGAATAATACACCTGCATCACTATCTGTTAACTTGTTTAGTGTGTGATTTAAATCAGAGTATAGTAAAAATGATTTTTTGTCTTCTGCCATTTTCTTAATTTATGAATTGTATAAAGCCTAAAAAACAATTAATCTTTTGGTCTATCAAACCTATTTAATAGTGTTACTCCAAACTTCTCGTAAGTGGTTAATTTTTTTTCGTTAATCCAATTATAGATTGTCCTTTTTGTTTTATCTACAAGGATAGCATATTCATCAATCGTTACAAGATTTTGAATTGGCGGTAGTTTTTCTTTTGTTGTTTCCATAAGTCAAAAGTAATTACTATTTCACAAATAATGAAATTTATTTGCAAATAAAAAAACCGCAACCATTAGATACGGTTTTTTTATTTAATCAACAATAACTAATTAAGCGTTAATGCTTGTTGTTAAAGTTGTTACTGTTTGACCTACCCAATAAGCACCAGTCAATACGTTGTTACCGTTGTAATAATTAACAGTAATAATTGATTGTGTGCCGGGTTGTGATGCTTGTTCTTCTGCTGTTGCAGATTGTACTTGTTGAATATAACCAGTTCCAACAAGAAGTACAGGACAAGGATTTGCTAAACCAGAGAAGGAAGTTCCGTCTGGAGTTTGAAGTACGTTAACGCTTACAGCTACTGCCATGATATTTTAAATTTAAAGGGTTTATAAACTAAGGTAAAGATATAGTAAAAAATAATATTTTTTTTATTTGGTAATATGGGTTTAAATAATGATTTTTGTTTAGCGCAAACATTCTAACAGTAATGAAACAAGAGAGAACCTTATTTAAAACCCACCCAACGGCAGATGCAACCCCCAAGTTGCTGTATGTTTGCGCATCATTTGTCGTTGGGTTATTTAAATTATGACAAAAATCGTAATGGCCTCCTACGTAACCGAAACAAACGGGCGGTTACAATATGCCAAAGATACCTTGTGTTCTTTATTAGACACCGTTGATTTTTATACTCATGAATTATTTATTTGCGACAATGGAAGTTGTTCGGAAATGCTTAAATTCTATCAAGTATTTCAATCATTATTTTATAAAATTTATCTTGAAAGTAATTTAAAAATACAATACAATAGTTATAATTTAGGCACAGCAGAAGCAGTTAATTTTGGTATTAAAGAACGAAAGCCTAATCAGTTTGTAATAAAAATTGATTCAGATGTAGAGATAGGTAGAAATGGTTGGGTTGAGGATATGGAAGAGTGTTTTTCTCGTTACCCAAACTTGGGCATACTTGGCCTTAAAAGAACAGAAGTTACTCAAAAGGCCGACCACGAAAATCCTGCATACAGAACTAAATTAGTATCTGCTCCTCATGTAAGAGGGCAGAAGTGGATTACTCTTGAACTTTGTGAAGATATTATAGGAACTTGCACCATGTTTTCCCCTGAACTACTTGATAAAATAGGTTATTTATTTCAGCCTGCAAATTATGGTTGGGATGATGTATTGGCTTGTATTCGTTCAGAAAAGGCAGGTTTCGTAAATGCTTTTTTACCACACATTCCAATTATTCACTTAGATGATGGAGAAGGAGATTATGTCAAGAAGAAATTAAAGGAAGCTGAAAAGACTATTGCAGAGTTTGGTGAGATAGCTGAAGATTATAAAAGTGGTGTAAGAGATATTTATTATAATCCATACGAATAATGAAGTTAATAACAGTAGCAACAAGTTTAGGTAACGATGGCCTTAATCAATTATATAATTCAGCTAAAAAAAATGGTTGGGATATTGAGGTTATAGAAGCAGAGTGGCGAGGATTTGGTACAAAGCTAATTGAAACATATAATTACCTTCTAAGAAATCCTGACGTTAAAGATTTTATGTTTGTTGATGCTTACGATGTTGTTGCTTTATCTACTCCGCAGGAGGTTATTGAAAAAATAAAAGACAGAAGTAAAATGCTTGTTAGCGTTGAAAAAAACTGTTGGCCTGATTCAAAATTATCTACTGAATACCCTGATACTGATAGCGAGTGGAAATACATTAATTCAGGAACTTATTATGCACCGAGAGATGTGTTTATGGAACTGATTGAGAAAAATCCTCCTTTATATTCAGATGATGACCAGTTGTGGATGACTAATGAGTTTCTTAATCACAAAAATAGTTTTGTTTTGGATTATTCTTGTCAGGTATTTCAATGTTATTCGTTTATATCTGAAGATGACTTTGGATATGAAAATAAAAGGCTTCAGAATTTAAAAACAAAAAGTGAACCTGTGTTTATTCATGGAAATGGGAAAACAGACCTAACCAAAATAATCGACCTATTATGAAATTAGATAGTTACGCAAATATTTGGGGTGATATTCCTGAATACCATAATGCAATACATGAATCATTTTCTGAATTGGTTAATGAGCATGAAGAATTAAGGGCTCATAGGGATTTTGTAGAAAGCAATGCTTTTGGCTTTGGTGAGAGAAGTTTTGGTTGGCTATTTAAATTAATAGTTGATGAAATGCCTAAAGAGTTTTCCTTCTTAGAAATTGGCGTGTTTAGGGGTTCTTCATTAAGCTTAATTAAACTTCTTGCCAATATATCAGATAGGAAAGTAAAAAGATACGGTGTAAGTCCTATGGATAATAGCGATGGCCATTGGGATAGCGATTATTTCCATGATGTTTCTCGTATTCATTATAGTTTTGATTTAGAGCCAGATTACACTATTTATCATGGTTCAAGTACCGAAGAAAGAATAATTAAAAAATCTTTGAATACTGCACCATACAATATTTTATACATTGATGGTGGTCATACGAGAGAGGTTGTAGATTCAGACTTACTTTATTATCCACAAATGATAAAGTCTGGTGGGTATCTAATGATTGATGATTGCTGCAATGATATGAAGATGCCATTTGGATTTTTTCAGGGCATTCAGCCAGTTACCGATGCTGTTTTGGAATGGGAAAAAACAGAGATAGGTAAAGATTTTGAGTTTGTATTTAATGTTGTTCACCTTAAAGTATATAAAAGAAAATGAACGGAAAGAAAGCCCGTAAGTTAAAGCAAATATCTAATAGAGAATTTGAAACTTCAGATGATAAGTCTAAGAGAATGGTTTATCAGGACTTGAAGGATATGTATAAAAAAGGTCATGTAAAATTTACAAAATGAAAAATGTTTTCTATTTAAGTATGGTTGAAGATGATGCTGCTTCGTTTTACAGAACGAATGGTGTCTTTCCGTTTTTAAATCATGAAGAAATTTCGGTAAAGAATATTTTTAATCCTCAAAAAGTCTATGGATGGGAGAGTTTGATAGGTGCAGACATTTTTGTCTTTCAAAGGCCATATCATGAGCATCATGTTAACCTGATAATGATGGCAAAGGATATGGGCATTAAAGTTATTTGTGAATATGATGATGATTTGCTTAATGTTCCATTTCATAACAATGCAGCAGTTACACTAACAGAGCAAAGGGCAAACATTAAAAAGGCATTAAGTCTTGCCGATGAAGTATGGGTAACAACAGAATCAATTAAAAAAGAATATCGTTTTTACAATAGGAATATATATGTTATTCCAAATGCTCATAATGATTATTTATATCCAATAGAAAATAAAAAGCCATTTGATAAAACAAAAAAGATTGCTGCATACAGGGGTGGGGCAAGTCATGAGGCAGATATGTATCAAAATATAAATGATGTTGTTTCTACAATAAACAATAATACAGATTGGGAATTTAGATTTCAGGGAAGCAGGTTTAAATTTTTAGAAGATAGGACAAGTGATAATCATACCTATACAGACCCATTTACAATTATGCAGTTTTATAAAAGCTATCATGATTTGAACCCTAACATAGCTTTCTTCCCATTGATTACAAACACATTCAATGATGGTAAAAGTAATATATCATTTTTGGAAGCCACGTATGCGGGTGCAGCATTTATGGGAAATAGGAATTTATCTGAATTTAATTTACCTTTTGTTATACCTATTCAAAATGGTTTTAAGGATGAATTTGAAAAAGTAAAAAATGATTTTTACCGATTAGAGATATTAAATAATGATTCTTGGAGTTGGATTTTAGAAAACAGATTATTGAGCAATATAAATAAACTAAGAGTAGAGAGAATATTATCATGAAGCCAAATTTAAATTACATTTTAATTTTACCTGAACCTGTTGTTGAAAGTAAATTTATTTTTACTCCTGATACTATTGCAAAATCTTATACAAAAGGAACAGTTGTTAGTACAGGAGATGGTTGCTATAATCAAAAGACAGGAGATTTCAGGCCAGTTCAAGTTAAAGTTGGCGATAAGGTTGCCTATACACCAAATGTTGGTTATTTGGTTGATAATGATGGTAAGGCTTGTGTTTTATTAAGGGAAGAAGAGATATTTACAGCAAATGGTTTTCCCATTAATGATTGGATTGGTATTAAATTCGATGAAAGTCACAATAGAACAGTTAATGTAGGCGGCATTCAGATTGCAAGACCTGAAACGTGGGTTTATCAGGAGTTTGATGATAAAACTATGTATGAAAACAATAAAGATTTAAAAGCCACAAATCCTCAAATAGCACATATTCTAAATTCCAATGTGAAATATGGTTTGCAAAAAGATGACTTAGTGTTTGTCCACTACTTGCAATATAATTCTGATTTAATTATTGATGGTATTAAATACATTCCATTTAATACAATATTTTTTAAGATAAACGGTAAAGATGATTTTGAAATGGCCGATGGTATTTTGCTTGCTAAAAGAATACTTGTTGAAGCACCAAAAACAAATTCGGGTATATTTTTAAGTTCTGTTGAAACTAAAAAAGAACCATTAAAGCTTGTTATAACACATATACCAAGAGATTCAAAATTAAAAACAGGAGATATTATTATAACTGAAGATGATTATCAATATGAGATTGATGTTTATAATGAAACCTATGTTAAAATAACACCAGATTGGATTGCTGCAACAATTAGTTGATATGGGAGTAAGTGGTAGAATTGGAAGCGTAGAAGTTATACATGAAATTGCAAAAATTTCTAATCAAACGCAAGCTGCTGTTCAAGGTACAATAGACGCTTATCATCAAATCATATTAAGGGAATTGAGAAATAACAATACGGTTTCCTTTAAAAATTTTGCAAGTTATGCTTCGGGTTACAGAAAATCAGGTCTGATAAATCCGCAAGGCGTAGCCATTATTGGCTCTAATTCGGCAAAGATTATTCCCTCAAAGAATATGCGCCATGTTATAAACTCTACCGAACCTATTGAGTTTGATTTGGGTTTATTTGAAACAGTCCAGAGCAATACTATTATTAAGCTTAAAAAAGAAGTCAAGAGGTTAATCACTTCAAGGTATCGTGCATCAAAAAGAGCCGACATTCTTAGGGATAAGTATAACAAAAGAGTAAGGGAAATTTATAATAGTACAAAAGAAATAAGAAAGGTTCATAGGTACAAACAAGCATCTGCTCTTTTAATAAAACGCAGGGCAAGGAACTTATTGAATGATAAGATATTGAGAAAACGCATCAACTCAACCTATTTTTTAGATGCCATCACAGCTTTCCCTGTATTAACAGAATTTTATAAAACTCAAAGCTTAACGATTAATGAAATAAATATGTTCATTATTGTCAATCACTTTGAGTATTTTACTGTAAAAGATTCTGAATTATTTGGATTTAAAAAGGCTACTGCCTTAACTGTTCTGAATACATTGCATGGCGCAGGATTGCTTGAAAAATTTACTGGTCATTCAAATAAGTATTCAGTTAGTCTTAGTGGTAAAAGAAAGTTTACCAATTTTTCAAGAGAAATAAATAGCGGTGTTCGTAGGTTATTGAATAAATATAGGGATAAAGTAAAGGATGAAGATGAAAGTTTACCTGTAAAATTTAAAGATTAATATCATGGTAGGAAAAGAATTGGCAAAACTTCGTAGCGGAATAGCAGATGTTGACAATTATATTGAGAAGCTTGAAGAAAAGGTAAATGCTATCAATGGTTCAAATACATTAAGGCTTATTACATCAATAGATTCTATGGCAGGTAAGATTGCTACCGATATTGATATGATGGCAAATGGTCAACAAGATGAAGATGGAAATGAAGTTGAAATATCTCATAAGATTGTTGATACCTTTATAAAACTTATTGATAAGTCAGATAAGATAAAATCATTCTCTGAAGTTGTTGAAGCATTGCGAAGTTTGGATGATGATTCAGATACAACAAAGGTTGGAGAAAGTATTTTTGAAAAAACCGAAAGAAAGATAAAGAGCAAGCTGAATGGCAAGACAAATTAAAATTATGCTTCAGGGTTTGGAATATGTGACACCCGATGTTCCAAAGCAGATTCGTGGCAGAGATTTAATGAAGCGTGACCAAGTTTGGAGTAGAGATACAACATATTTACAATGGGATTGGAATACTGACCCTGCACAGGGATTTGTATGGCACGAGAAGCCTGCAAAGGGTCAGATTGAATGGTATGAAGCAGAAATAGAAAGACTGCATACAGGTGCGTGGATAATGATTTACGGTGAACCTGTTTACTTTAATAAGTACGCTTATTTCTTTCATCAATGGTTTATGCTTCAGGAGGGCATATACCCTATTTTTAAAGACACCTCATTAGAATATTTTCGTTTTTATCAGATATGTGAAGATGATGACTTTACATTGGGAGATTGTGGAATAAAAGGAAGGCGTGTCGGTCTTTCATCAATGAAGGCATCCATAAATCTACTTATAGGTTTACTTGAAGAAAATACATTGCAGGGTATTGTATCTAAAACAGGTACGGATGCAAAGGAAATGTATTTAATGGTAAAGAATGGATTGGAAAACTTGCCAGAGTTTTTGATGCCCGATTTGGCTAAGGTTGCAGAAACTGAATTGCACATAGCAAAACCAAGAAGTAGAATATCGACAAATAATAAAACCGTTTCGGGGGATAAGGGTAAGAATAATCGTATTAATTGGCTTTCTACTGCTGAAAATGCTTACGATGGTCGTAGAGCAAGAAATATTACAATAGATGAGTGTATGTCACCTGATACTAAAATATTGTGTGATGGCTTTGTATTTAGGGAGATAAAGGATATTAATGTTGGTGATTACATTATTGTAGAGGGCGGAAAAAGAAAGCGTGTAGCAAAGGTTTTTAATGGGCAAGATGAAATGTTTTTGGTAAAGCAACCGTATTCTAAGGATTATGTTGTTTCATCAAAGCATAGGCTTTATTTGGAGCAAAGGTGCAGCGTTAAAACTATCAAAGATGATGGAATAAAAATTATTACTCCATTAGAAGCAATTAATTTAGGAAAGTATAAAAAAAGAACAACCTATGGCGTAAGAAGTTCTGGAATTGATATAAAATCAAAACAAAATTTAATTGACCCATATATTTTTGGGGCTTGGATTGGCGATGGATTTAGTCAAGCTATGGGGTTTATTGTAAATTATGAAGATGATTTAGAATTGTATGAATACATAAAGTATTATGGCAAAGGTTTAGGGTATAATGTTTCTGAACATAAAGTGTCTAATAGCAAAAAGGTAGTAAGACTTTATTATACAATGGCTGAAAGAGGCAAGGGAACTTATACAAACCCATTAATGGATGAATTAAAGAGGTTGAATGTATTAAACAACAAGCATATACCAAATGAATATTTATTTAACTCTCGCGAAAATAGATTAAAATTATTGGCAGGCATTATTGATACTGATGGTCATTGTTCAATTAAAAAGGGTTCAATACATATTACGATGTCCAATACTGAAATTATTGACCAAATAATATTTTTATGTAGGTCTTTAGGGTTATCAGTTTCTAAAAATAGAATAAGCAAAACAAATTTTAATACAAGCTCTTACAAAGTTTCTATAAGTGGAAACCTTTCAGAAATACCAACAATATTAAAAAGAAAACAATTTAATGGATATGTTCAGCAGTCTAAGTATAGAAGAAACGGAATTGAAGTTTCATCAATAGGTATAGGCGAATATGTCGGTATTCAAGTAGAAGCAACCAACGACGACGATAGAAGATTGATATTGGAAGATTTTACTTTGACAATGAATTGTGCAAAGTGGGAGGAAGCCAATGTAGAAATTTGCTTAGCTAAAATAAGCGAAACTCTTGTTATTGGTGCGTCTGTTATTGGTCATGTATCGGCTTTTAGTTCGGTAAATAGAGGTGATAAAGGTGGTAACAACTTTAAAAACATTTGGCTTGGTTCAAATCATTTAGGGAAACTTGACTCAATAGGTCAAACAGAAACAAGACTAAAAAGATTTTTCCTTGAAGGCTATCGTGGATATTTTGGTTATATTGATAAATACGGAAATTCTGTAATTGAAAATCCTACTCCAGAACAAACAGCATATTTAACAAAACTTGTTGACCCAACAACAGGAAAGAAGGCTTGTCCAAATCCTAAGATAGGAGCAAAGCAATATATTCAAGAAAGAAGGTCTTTACTTTCAAACAATCCTGAAAAATTATCAGAGTGGGTTCGTATGTACCCATTTGAATGGCAGGAAGTATTTAAGGATTCAAATAATATGTGCCACTTTAACTTAAATGAGTTAAATGAACAGATATTAAGTATTGAGTTAGAGCTTGAAGGTAAAAACAAATCAGAGAATGGTCGTGTTGGCTTATTTAAAAAACATGATAGCGGAGAGGTTTATTTTGTAGATAATCCAAAGGGTATGTGGTATATCTTAGAATTTCCTGATAATAACAATAGGTCTGTTTATAATGGAAGTATTAAATGCCCAAATAATACAAGTTATGGCGCTTCAGGATTAGATACATTTGCCAATGCAAAACAAACTGTTGAAAAGGGTTCTGATGCCTGTTGTATTATTCATAAAAGATATGATTCTTTAAACCCAGACGAATCTAATATGCCAATAGCTATGTTTATTGGAAGGCCTAAAACGAAAGAAGAATTTCATAGTCAGATTTTTTATGGTCTTGAATATTATGGCATAAAGATGCTTGCTGAAAGAAGTCCTACGGATTGGGAGGATTATGCTATTACAAAAAGATACGCTTCTCCTCTTGATAGTTCAAAGAAACATGGTTATTTGATTAGCACAAAGCGTTCAAACAATTCAGAGGTTTATGGTATTGCTCCACAAGATAAAGAAGCGAGAGAGCAGCATTTAACAGAAATGGTTGAATATGCTTTAAATAATATGCACAAAATAAAGTTTTTAAGACTATTAAAGGATATGGTTAATTTCAATATTAACTCTCGTACAGACTATGATGCTTGCATGGCATGGGGTTATGCTCTTATGGGATTAAAAGAACATCAGTTGGCAGTTAAAAAAGTAGACAATAGCAAGTTAAAAGTATTTCATATTTTCAACAAGCCTGCTGCACAAAAATATCACTAAAACTTATTTTATCTTTGATAAACGATTTTTATTAATTTGCTATGCCTATACACGAATCCTCACTACCAAATACATTAGATTCAGACAAAGAAAAAAACTCGGAAGCTTTCGGTTTTTCTGTTCTAAAAGCTTGTTATGAAAGATGGAAATCTGGCTATGGCTCTGAATCTTGGGTAGTAAAAAAACAAAGGTTTGATTATAACCGTTCATTTTCTGTTGGTAAGCAACCGATGTCGGAATACAAAGATATTATTGATACCGATGGTCAGTTATCTGTAATTAATCTTCAATATACTCCAAATCCTATTGCTATTCCTTTTCTTAATCGTTTGAAGGATAGATATATGCAGCGAGTTGAAAAAATAAGCTGTGTTTCTATTGACCCATTTACTCAATCAAAAAAAGAAAAAGCCAAGAATGAAGCCTTGTTCAAAATGAAGCACAAGGAAGAAATTATAGCCTTACAGCAGGATGCAGGTTTTGAGTTGGAGGAGTTTAAAGATACAGACCCTGAAGATGAACAAGAATTAGATATTGAGTTTGGATTTAACTACAAGGAACGTGAAGAAGTAGTTATGGAGAACCTGATTAATCTTGTTTTTTATGATAATAAATGGAGCAAGGTAATTAAGGATAGGGTTTTTGATGATTTAATTAATTGTGGTTACTCAGTAACTAAAACATATATTGACCCAAATGGGAGGATAAAACTAAAGTTTGTTAAGCCCGATAATTTCATTACTTCTTATTCTGAATGGAATGATATGAGGGATTGGGAATGGCAGGGTGAAGTTGATTATATGACTATTACCGATATTCGTTTAAAATATCCTGGAAAGTTTTCTGAAGAACAATTATTTGATTTAGCAAAAGAACATTCAGGGTTATTTAATAATGCTTTATGGACTTATAACTGGTCTTATGTTTGGTTAAATGCTGTTGCAAGACCCTACGATTCATATCGTGTTCAAGTATGCAATTTGACTTACAAAACTCTTTACAATCTTAATTACGAAAAGAAAACAGATAGATTTGGTAAAGAGATATTAGACCCAGCTAAAGAATTAAAAGAAGGCAAAGAGTATGAAAAATCTAAGCCGTATTATGTAAGTTATACAGGTGCTTACATAATAAATACAGATAAAGTTCTTGAATGGGGATTAAGTAAAAACATGATTAAGCCAGAGAAGAATCTTACAGAGATACTTTCTCCATATACGGTTTATATGTACAATAACAATCAAATGGTAAATACTCCATTGATTGAAACTATGATTCCAAGTATTAAGATGATGCAGTTGTTGAATCTTAAAACACAAAATATTATTGCTACGATTGCTCCAGATGGTTCAAATATTGATTTTGCAGGACTATCTGATATTGATTTAGGTTCAGGTATTGGCGTTGTTTCTCCTTTACAGCTTTATGGAATATACCTACAAACAGGTAATATGTATTATAAGGGTATTGGCGATAATGGAGAAGATAGAAGACAACCTCCTATTACACCAAACAATGTAAATTTCTCCAATAAATTACAACAATTAGAACAACAATGGCAGTCTGAATACCAAAAACTTGTGACTATTATTGGTTCTAATGCCTTAGATTCAGGCCAAATAAATAATCAAGCTGTTGGTAAGCAGGTATTCCAAGATGCTCGTAAGCAAGGCGAGAGTGCTTCAAATTACATATACAATGCTTATCTAAATATCATGGAACCGACTGCACAAAAAGTTCAGCAGCTGGGTTGGGATATTCTCGTTTATAAGAAAGGTGGATATGAAGGATATATGGCTGCTTTGGGTAATGACAAGGTTGAATATATTCGTTTGGAATCTACTGATGACTTTGAAAGAGCGCAATTTGATGTTAAGATTGAAGCTGTTTTAGATGATACTGCACAGGCTATATTGAAAGAGCGTATTAACATTGCATTAGGTAATAAAGAAATTACTTTACAAGATGCTTTGCAAGTAGAAGAGCTATCTCAAACGAATGTAAAGTATGCTTCTTATTTATTGGCTTCAAGACAAAAGAAGCGTGAAAAGCAACGCATTAAAGAAGCTCAATTAAATTCTCAATCAAATACTGAAGCTGCTATTGCTGCTGCTGAGGCCAAGTCAAATGGAGAAATGCAAGTCATTCAGTTAAAAAATGATTTAGAGAAGGAAAGGGAAAACGAAAGGCTTGAAGCAATGAAGACTGAAGAGATGACCAAGTATGCAAGTATCATGAAGATTGAGTTGATGAAAGCATTGTTTGCACAGGGCAAAACTATGGAGCAACTCCCTTCAATGATATTTGATGGTATAGGTCTTATTGATAAAACAAATAAGCAGTTGTTGATGGAAGAGTTAGCTGAAAATGAAAGAGAAGCGCAACAAATGGCACAGCAAATGGCTGCTGAAGAAGAAGAAGCAATGATGCAACAGCAACAACAAGGCATGGAGCAAGAGCAAATGATGCAAGGCGAAGAACAAATGAATAT